GAGTATTTTCACATAGAGGGTTAGGACTACAAAGTGAAGGAGAAAGGTGTATTCGTATGAGTGTTTTACGCCCCCTTGTATTTGTATGAGTTTGAAAGTGGTATACATTTCGTCCCATTTATCTATAATTTCATCCCACGTGACCCAGTTATCTTCTTGTTTCTTCGTTTTTTTGCCTTGGACGAGTTTGTGTTCTCTCGCCACCCTCATCATTCTCTCGTGATACATATCTATCCTCTGGAGCATCTCGTCATCAGGAATAGGATATGTAAGTTTGAGTGCGGAATGGATGGATGTGTAATAAACCCGCTGTGTATTTTTTGAGTATTTCGTTAGTTTTTTTTCAACCTCCTCAAAACAGAAGAGATATTGAAGATTATCAACCGGCTTTTCGTCATTTAAAATTTCTAGGTTGCGTAAATAACAGACCCTAGAGGTTTCAGCGAGACCGTATTCAGTCATTTTTGCGGACAGTTCGTCCATAAAAGGAGTGGATTTGAAAGAGCGAGGCATAATGTATCCGAAGGCGATATACATTATACAATTTTTCGTTTTATACCTGATTTAGATAATTACCCAGCCCAGCGATTTAGAAGAAACCGGCGCGAGGGACATAAACGCGGAAATGGCAAGTGCCGACGAAGGCACCGACGATGGCGCCTGCTTCATCAACAGCGTTAAGGGTGAGGATGGCGGTGGCGGGAGGCCCTGCGGCGAATGCGACGCGACCAGCATATTTAGCACCGATGGTAGTGGGACCACCGGCGGCGGGGATGGCGGGAATGACATACCACGCTTCAACTATACACGCGGCGGCCTGTGCGGCGGAAGTGATATTCAAAGGATTAAGGTTTACAGCGATGGAACCACCAACGAAAGGTTGCGCGGGGGTGCCAGCAGTCCCGAGAATAACATCGTAATTTGCGGGGGTAAGACCAGCGTAAGACCCAGAAGCATAGGAAAAATTGGTTCCAGCACCAGCACCACTCGCGGCGGGGATGGCGAGTTGTGATACACCGAGAGAATTCAAGGACATTTTCGGATTATGTTTTATGGTATTAATATTCAGTTGTTTTTATATATAATTTCGTATAAAAACATCCACATCGGTATATAAACAACAAAGATGGATAGACCAAGCAATCCGGAGGCATCCGCGGTTTTTAATGAACCGAGCGGTAGTTCTAAACTGAAGAAAATCATAACCGAGCCGATGAGTGATGCGGATATTGAGTTGTATTTGCCACAGGCGAAGGTGCTGATGTTTCGCGAACTAAAAGGCTACCCGAATATACAGGCGATATTGAAGCGTCCGAGAGATTATTTTGTATTGTTATACGAACACACGCCACAGAACGGTCACTGGGTGGCGGTTTTGCGGTATGGGAATACAATAGAGTTTTTTTGCCCTTATGGGACAAGCCCGTATTCACCGAACTCCTGTTTAGAGTGGAACACGCCAGAACAGAATGCGGTGGTGGACGCGACACACAATTATCTAGAAGATATGTTAAATCAAGCGGAGAAGGATGGTTTCAAGGTGATATATAACAAGATGGATTTACAGAATAAGAATGGTAATGTGAATACGTGCGGAGCGTTTGTGGTGTTTCGTGTGCTGTGCCTGATGGAGGATGATATGAACCTCTCGGCGTTTCAAAAAGGGATGAAGAAAATCCACACCGCGACGGGGTTGAATTATGATGAGATAGTGGCGGACGCGATAGAAATTCGCGAATAGCGAATTTATCGTAGATGAAATTCGCGAATAGCCCTTAATTTGAAAAAGTCGCGCCGAATGAAGCCAGAATAACGATACGCTGGTCGGTGTCTCCGAATTGAACCACAGTTCCGGTAGCAAAATTATTCCTAGACGCTAGTGTGATGGTTTTCCAGTTATTCGCAGGGGCGAGGGCGGATACAAAAGGTAAGGCAAGGGTGGTAGTAATAGAAACAGGAGCCGATGATGCGAAATAAAGATAGTAGTTAGTAGGAACTGCGGAGGCTAAAGAAGCCTGATGAAAGAATGCTGGAAGGATGCCGGTTGTGGTATCTATGAAGCAATTTTGAAGGCGGACAGCACCGTTTAAATCAATAAAGTCGGGGGTTTGAACTTTATAACAAAAATTATCAGCACCGCTGTTATGACCGACTATATAATCAAGAGTAGCACCAGTTTCAGATGAAAATCCAGTAGCGACGGCTGGAAGTTCGGTAGCGGGGGTGATGAAAAGGGTAGGGGTGGTTGCCATATTCGTCAAATCAAATGTATAGACGGGGTATGTAGGAGGAGAGGTGGAGTTATCAACATTACATCCGAAATAACAGGATGCCGGAGATGATAATTCAAAACCAGCGTTAACCGATGAGGGAGGGATAAAGCCATTAATTAGGGAGGTGTTTGGAAAGGTTAGTGTATTATCGTTAAAAGCGAGATAGGGGCAAGTATTACCACCGATGATATTAAAAAGGCCACCGAATACAACTCGGTCATCCAGCACCCATATTTTATTGACGTCAGCATCAGCGTCTATGAAACTGTTCCAGCGGTCAGCGGGGGGGATGGTTCCGTTTTGACAAAAAACGGCGGTTCGTGAAGCGGGTTGTGAAGATGAGCCGACGATGTTTTGAAATTTGCCCCCTAATATAAAAATCGGTTGCGTTGCGGGGGTATAATATGTATTGGATTGTGCGTTGATAGTCGTCACTACACCATCTACACCGTAAAACCCGTTAGCATCAGACATAGTAAGGGGGACAATAACAGACGTGACAGCATCCACACAAAGAAAGTTTAATACGGCACTTGGGTAAAAGTTTGAGCCATCATAAGTATCACTCGGAGTTGCCGCAAAAAAACCGCCGACCGCGACGGTATCGGGGTAAAGTGGTGAATTATATAGGACATTAATAAAATAGGATGAATTAGTAGGGAAAGCGATGTAATTAAAAAAACCTGAACCGATAGCCGTGACTACATCATTTATACCCGCCCCGCATCTTATTTCGCACCTACCTTGGATGTGATTATAACCACCGACGATTGTTTGGCTGATTGATGTTTTGTAAAGAATAGCGGTGATGGTAAAGTTAGGGGTGCTAACGGCGGTTAATTCGTTTGCGCCGTCTCCTGCTGAATTGATAAAGATAACTTGCTGGCCTTCACGCTGGATTTCTGATACGGGAAAATTGTTGCTTGGTGCGGTTAGGATGGGTTGGTAAGTAGATTGATAAACTTGGTCGGCATAAGGGGTTGTTACTTTACCGTAGTGTAATTCGTTTGACATATTCATTATCCCTTGATTTGAAATGAGAGATATTGATGTGTTTGCCGTTGTTGTGAACGAACCGGTTGTATTATTTTGAATAGTGCCACCAGCGTTGGCGGTTAAATTAATACCACCAGTAGTGGCGGTTTGCGACATAGCACCTTTGGATGTGAGGGTCATAGTCCCTGTGCCAGCAGAAGCAGAAGTAGTAATCGTCATATCCCCAGAATTGGTGACGATGTTATTTCCGTTCATATCAAGAGGGCGAAAGGAGTTATTTTCGTTATCAGCACCATTCAAACGAAATACCAGCGATTTACCCCCATTAACGCAACTATAAAAATCTAATGCTCCATCCACTCCGCCACCACCACCAGCGGAGGTAATGACACTTTCAATACCGCCGAATTGTCTTTTAGTTCCAGTATTATCCTTTCCATAAAAGTTCAAAGCAGACACAATATCATTCGTAGCACCTGTTTTATTTTTATAAAAATCAACATTAACACCGCCAGTTGTAGCATTTGAGTTTGTGATACGCACAGAAGGATTTGCCGACCCTCCTGCGGTTGCCTGCTGAACGTGTAAACCACCAGCACCAGATACAATAACGTTAGCATCCTGCCCTGCGGAGGGTGTTAAATCAATTTTATTACCAGCAGTTAGTCCTAAAACCCCCTGTGTGGATATTGCGAGGTCTCTCGCCGTTCCACCGCCGACTGTGAGATGCTCTATCTTCGCCGTCCCCACTAAATCGGCTGAAACCTCTAATAAATGTCCTTGTCCTGTGACGACGTCTGTGCTTCCTAATCCGAGTATAGGGTCGCCTCCCCCCGATGTAAGGAGTTGTGCTACTGCGGTGTTTGCTCCGACGGCCGTATATTGCTTATCAATCCCTAACGCGTTAATGGTTAAACTTTGAACCCCGTTAACGGCGGTTATGTCTTGAGTGCCGAGCGCGAGGGTGGCCGTTAGGGGGCTTTGAAGACTGACGACGGGTGCGACGGTAGTAGGAGATACGGTTATATTATTTCCGCCTGTGACAGAGACAACGCTTCCACCGCCCACCATCGTATCCACATAAAGTTTATTAGTGAGGTCATCGGGGTCGGTCGGCACGATAGGGGTCTTCGGGCAATCGCTCCCGTAAAAATTTGAACCGGTATACACGTTTGTTCCCGCCATAACCTCTCGGTAGCCATTAGAAGGGATACTTGCCATTTTTTATATATATGAGAAGGATTATGTTTTTATTATTAATTGTATAAGAAGTGATTAATAATAAAAACAACAGAGAATTACATATATAATAAAGATGGCGAGTATTCCGAGTAATGGCTACCGAGAGGTTATGGCAGGGACGAATGTATATACTGGTTCAAATTTCTTCGGTTCCGATTGCCCGAAGACCCCTATTGTGCCGACTGACCCCGATGACTTGTGTAATAGGGCGTTTGTGTTAGGGGCTATTCCGCCGACGCCCCCTGTGACTGAATTTTCGTATACAAATACGAGTAATGCGATTGTGCCAGTTGTGGCACCGACGGCGTCCGGTCAAAAATTAAATTTATTGGCGTCGGGATTAAATTTGGGTTCGTGGTCCACTTTATCAATAGCAAATCCGTTTCTATCTCCACAGGCGGTTACGGCTTTTTTTATAGACCAGATTGGGGATGTTTGGGTGGCGACACAGCAATTAGGGGCATACAGCGTCGCAATATTACATCATTTTTCAGCAGATTTGGCAACATATAAGGGAGGTGCGTCTTGCCGTTTTCAGATATTACCCTTCGGTGACCCGATAATTAACTCGATAGCCGTTTTTGCCGCAAAGATTGTTATTGGCGGAAAATTTGATACCGTCTCCGCGCTTGATGGGACTGGCTCTATTACCACATATAATTTTGCGTTGTTTAACCCCGCAGGATATACCACTATTCAGATGGTCCCTAGTTTATGCGGTGATGCGACTAACAATATATTTGGTGTAAATGGTGAGGTAACCACAGTTTTCGCTGGGGCTTATGGCACCGGCGGCAATAGAGCCATATTTTTAGGAGGTCAGTTTAATTCAACCCTTCCGAACAACATAGCAGGCTCCACGCAAAATTTGATAATCGTAGACGGCTTTGATGCCCTTCCGGATACGGCACTCACCTTTAGAAACGAAATGAAGGTTCAGGGGGGGGCGGTGAGTGGTATACTTCCTATCTTTACCGCACCATCCGACGAAATTATTGTGGCCGGAAGTTTCACCACGGTTGGGGCTTCCGCCATTTCACAACCATATTTTACAAAATTAAACGTTTTTACTGGCGCCACATATCCGCAATTGATACCGACTTTGAATGGGCCTATAACGGGTATGTGTCCCTGTTATCGCAACCCGATTTATTTCACCGAGCCCATCCCCGATGTGCTTTTACTATCCGGAGATTTTAATTTAACGTCATCGGGCGGTTCAAACCTGACGGCTTATTTTCGTCTGTCCTCGAATACGGTATATCCGGCCGTGATAAATCCGCCGGCAGGGTCAACAGGGGGGAAAGTATATTCTGGTCCTCGGCCGAACGTCTATAATGACGTAAAAGACGCGGTATTATTTGGGGGGAGTAATATTGTGATGACGAATAACTCCGGAACTGGAAATTATTGGGCCACTCTTGGTGTGAATGGTGGAACAGGGGCGACTATTGCTATTTGCTCTACTAATGGCATAATTGGCGTCCCGTCGCCTAATTTTTGGACTGCGAATAGGTTTGATAATTTTATACGAAAATATACCGCAGGCGTCGGTGCTCCAGTCGCAACATTTCAATTACCGACTGCTCGGTTTCGCTCGGCAACTACCCCGGGTAATATATACCAGAACGCGGTATTCTCCACGGCGGCGGGGGCGCAAGTGTTTTTATCAGGAGCGGATTTAAACTGGTCTCCGGCGGGGGCGTTAACAACGGGATTAACCTTCTCATAAAAAAAGAGACCCCCTTGTCTCTGGTATTTTGCTTACTCTACCATCTTCTTCGTCCAGTATTGTTTACCTTGATTGTTGATGACTTTCCACACATCCTCAAACAGCCCCTCCGTTTCCATCCAGCAAAAGTGCGTGTTGTTCCACCTATTATTGCCACGGGCACAACGACAATTCGGTTCAAAACAAATCCCATCTCGCCCGAAAAGCGCCTTGTTTATTTTTTGGTTGTAGTCTTCATTCTCAAATGGAACAAACCACTTTGCGGTTTCACCGCAGTAATCGCGGGTGATGTCAATCAATTCACCTGACGCGGTGCGATTGACTGCGTGGATTTCAAAGGTCATTCGCCCACCGCAAGGGCAAGCGGAGATGTTGAAACCGTATATCTTTTTGAAACCGAACTCCGCTTCTAACCACGTCGCATTCTGGAAGCAATAATTATTCAAACCTATCGGCGCAATATTTACCAGTTTCGCCTTGTGAAGCACATCGGGTAGGTATTCACGACGCACCCCCTTTGTGGTGAAGGTATATGCGTCTTTTTTACCGCATTCTTCATCCATCATTTTCTTCGCATCTATGGCGAGTTTTTGTCCGCGTTCGGACGTCAGAAACTCGTTCTCGTAGCGGGTCTTGATATCATTCATAAGTTCAGTATTCATCGTATCGGATGTTGCTGTCGCTGTATTCTGCTGGTGGGAGTTAAACCATTTCAATTTTTTTCATTCTGGGATAATTGAAAAAAAAGGACGCCCCTGTCCTGTGTGTGTGTTGATTACTTACTGTGCTTGTGTCTTGGGCTTTCTGGGGACGGGAACCTTGAAGACGACGATGGCGTCGCCGAGTGGCATTTTGGAAACCCATCCGAACTCTGAACGGAACGCACCGTCGCTGTTGGCGAATGTAGCGACCTCCATCTTGTAGGGGATACCCTTGTTGGCGACGGGCTTGAATAGCGGAGATGACTTGGTGTGAA